ATCTAAAGGCACATCGTTATCATTAAGATTTTCGAGTGCTATTAAGATAGACGCATCCCAGTCTGTTACACTTGAGATAACGGCATTACCACCAGTTAGTGCAGAAGCACCATCTAGGTCAGTAACGATTTGAGAGTCCACATTTCGAGCTAAAGCGTACCCAGCGTCATCAGTATAGAACTTTCGCATTGAGTTCAACGCCTGAAGACTTGTTATGTCTTCAATTTGTGTTGACCATTCGAAATGTTTATTGATGAGCACTGCTGTATCAGTAGCGGTGTCGACAATGTAAGTAACCGCTGTATTTGCCACTTTGGCACTAGCTGCATTCCTTCCCGGCGTTGGAATATGGATTGTGTCTCCTTTCTTCCCTTTATGGTTTAGATTGCGTACTAGGTTAGCGGCAACTAGGTTAGCTTTATAGGTAGCAACTACTTCATCCGACCAAATTTCTGGGATGAAGACTGCACCTGTAGTAACTGTCATATTTGCCATTTTAATTAACTCCTATAAGTTATATTAGCATTATTAAACAACCCTACCTTCTGCATAAGCCTGATATATTTCATCTTGTAAAGACTCATACCGACTAGGGTTTTCCATTTTTAAACGAATGAGGTCAGCTCGTCTGTACGTCTTACCTCCTCCGCGTGAGCCTGAAGATGTTCTCGATTCGGTTGTTCCTGTTTTAAGAGCTTCTTTCCTATCAACTTCTGCTTTCTGCTTGACTTCTTGAGTCTTACTAATCATAGACCTGTCTTTCCAGTTGGTCAATAACTCGTTAGCAGCGTCAAAGTTGTAGGCATCTGCTGCTTGAAACATTTGCATACGAATCGGACTATCTTGTACCCACTCCTGAAAACCTTTGTCTTGAATGACATTGGAAAAATCAGGATGTGTTTGCTCCAACTGTGCTTTAGCTCCGGCTTGTGCCTGTTCAGCTTGAAACTGTTGAAACTGTTGAAACTTAGGGTGATTTTCTATGATTTGATTAACAGCCTTATTAGGGTCATTAAAAAACTCATCAGAATTATCATTATCTTTAGCTTCCAATGGAGTGTTATCTTGCGGATTTTGCGTCCTCGCCACTTCAGCTTGAAGGAAACTGTCTGATAGTTTTCTTAACTCTCCAACTTCTTGTGCTTTACGACCAAGTTCTTTTTCTAAGTTAGTATAACTATCTATAATTTCTTCTGTAGACTTTCCGGCAAATTTAGAAGGTATCTCTTGAGTTTCAGTTGGAGTTTCAGCTTCCGCTTCTACATTATCTACTGCTTCACTCGGTATATCTTCTACACTATCTGTTATCGTACTTTCGTCTATATTAGAAATTTCAACATTTTCTTCTACTGATGTTTCTTGGGAATCAGCGTCCACTACTATATTACTCATAATTGTCTATCTCCTCCGCCCTCTAGGGGTTATGAAGTTATTAAAATGGTGGGGCTATATATCTAGTTCTTCCACCGCTCGTTTAGTTGAGTCCTCCAAAGACAATATCTGTCTTAGGATTGCCAACTGACCCTTAGCGAACCAAAGGTCTTTCTCAGACTCTATTGAGTCCAATTTATTGTAGATTTCTTCGAGATTCTTTAATTCTTCAATTAAGTCTCTCCAACCATCTTGTTCTACTAAGTCTGTTCTAGCCCTGTAAAATTCTTTAGTTTGGTCGTCTACTATTTCTTCTTGCGTTTGCATAATTTAAAGCTGTCTCTGATTTAAGATGTTCTACTTCAGGTATATTCCTTTGTGTTTCTGAAATTTGCTTATCAATATCAACTTTCATCTTTTCCATCTCTATCAGTTTCTTTTGTAAGCCCATAATTCTCTCTTGTAAATCTAGTTCACTTTGAGGTTGTGACGCTCCTGCATCTGCTTGATGCTTCATAGCTTTCGCTTGTTCTTCTTGTGCTTCCGCTAATGTCTTTTGTATTTCAGCTTTCTTCTGCTCGATGTCTAACTGCATAGCCATCTGTTGCATCTGCTGTTGCTCAGGATTAGGCTGCATACCTTGCATAAGTGACTGTACCACTTGGTCTCTATTATGGATACTAGAGTTCTGGAAGACGGCTAATAACAGGGTGTTGAAAGCTGGAGAGTCTTTCGGAATTGACTGGAGCATTTGTACCATTTGTTGCATTTCGAGCTCTTTAGCCATAATACCCATAGTAGAGTATGGAACGAACTTATAATCACTTACTGGATACCTTTCGACATCGAATTGTATCTTACGCCACATACTCTTATTAATCATAGGTATGAGGAACGTATTTTGGAAATTCATTAATGTACGCTTCTGTCTTTTAATTGAAGCAGATTGAATCATTGACATACCGCTGGATGTGGCTCTGTCAGGGACTCCCATATCAGCAGAACCAGTACCCATTTGAATCATATTCTGCAATGAAGCAACCTGATTGTAGGTATGTTGGTCTGTCTGACCTAAGTTTAGAGGCATTATAGCCTGTCTTGGGTCTCCATTAGTAAGAATAGTCTTACCCGGTCTGACCTCTAGTTTTATACCTCTCGGTAGTCTAGTAGCGTCTGCGGCTACCATAGGAGTAGTAGTTAATGCTAATGAGTCAATTCTCGCTCTCATTTCAGCATCTAAAGCCTTCTGTGGATTGTAACCCTTCTCACAAATCCCTCTACCCCAGAACTTATTAGGTACAATATCGTGCTGATAGCTGACAAAAGGTCTATCAATCATCATAAACGGATTCTCTTCCGCTCTTAGAATATGCTCACCGTTAGCTATTGTAACGACAGCTTCAACTAATTCATCTTCATCGTACTCAAAATCCTCTACATCTACTTTAGAGTCTAGGAATTTTCTAGGAACTTTACCCCAATACTCACAAATCTTAATCTGGTCTGAAGCGTCTCTATTTATATATTCAGGGTCATAACCTATCTGAATGACATCTTCATCTGCTTGTATATCTACTTCTCTATATACACCATTAGCCATACCTTCAGATATGACATAACGTGGTTTATATACTTCGTGGGCGACACCTAAAGCCTCATTTATTGAATTAGCACTAGGGTCTATAATAAATTCTTTTGGTGAGACAGCCTCTACTCTTACATCTACATTAGAATACTCTTCTATCTCTCTAGATGAAGTCAGTGTGCCTTCTACTGGTTTCTCAACAGGTCGCCTAGATACTTTCTCTTCAGTAATTATCTTTGCAATACCTGTGCCATATATAGCACCATTTAGAAATACTTCACAGATAGCATCTTTAGCACCTGTAGATTCTAAATCTTCTTGTAGTAAGTTACGGAGGTATTCGACATCTTGCTTATCTTCATCTAATTGGTCATCTTGTATATCAAACCAACGCCCTCTGCCAAATGTGGCTTCTTCGAGCTCTGCGACACTAGCCTCTACTGCTTGTTGTAAGGCTGGAGTTATAATCTTGGACTTTTCTGATGCTCTATTCTTATCTTCTATAGTCCACATACCACGCCATAAACGATAGTATTCATCCCAAGGCTTGAGATAGTTGTTATCTCTGTGATTTCGCCACTGTTCTAAGCGGCTTTCCAGCCATTTGGCTAGTGCTTGGAAGTGTCTCTCTGAATCGTAATTTTTTGCCATTAATATCCTGCTATGTCATCAAAAGGTTTCCACTCTTCACCTATTTCAATAGTGTGCATAAAGTCTGCTACTGAAACTTGGTCTATATACGCGAGACTATCGACCATATCATCGTGAGTTCCTTTTGTCGGGAACTCTAATAATTGTGATTCAAAAGACTTATTCCAATCACCCTTATTAAACTTAATCTTTCCGTGTTCCAATCTGCCTTGAAGAGACCAAGTAATTCTATCCGCTTTCTTCTTGCCACCGTGGGTTACATCTGTAATCACAACCCATCTACCTTGTGTTCTCATCTCATCTTCGAGATAAGGAAGTATGGCATTCTTTAATGCACCAGACTCAATCCCTACAATAGTTGCTTGATTCTCGATTGCAGCCTGTAATATCTTAGAACTTGTCTCTTTAATATTCCACCTGCCGTGGAGTATATTCTTAACCCACCACTCATCATTATGAATTTTAACGATAGTAATTGCAGTCTCGTCCAACTTACTACCCTTGAGACCACGCTCTTTCTCCACTTTCTCAAATCCTGCAGGGTCAACTGCAATGACGTAATTGCCTTCTTTAGGCTCTTCTGTATCATACTTTATCCATTCCGGTTTAAATATACCACCTGTAAAAGATACGAAACTAGCCTCAAATTCTTGTCTGAAAGCCTGTGTACTCATCGTCTCACGGGCTGTCTTAATCTCATTTGGGTCGAGAATAGGATTATCTATGGAATTATATTGAAACGCTTCCCAATCTTCCTTCTTCTCATCTGATGCTTCCTTCCATATATCATAGAAGTGATTCTTACCTGCGGGAGTGCCAATAAACAATGCACCACCTTTTACATCAGCTAGTGTAGGGCGAATAATCTGTTCCCACACTTCGACCTTCATATTCGCATATTCATCCAAGACGACATATGCGAGACCTATTCCCCTTAGAGTGTCAGGTCTGTCAGAACCCTTCAAACTAATCTTGATACCATTGACCAGAGTCATAGTAGCTGTATTTTCGTGAGTCTGCTGTATTAGCTCAGTACCATCTAAGAGCTCTTTGAGCATATCCCACATAATATCTTTAGACTGTTGGAATGTAGGACCTATGTAGAAGACATCCTTATTTTCCGACTGCAGGGCTTCAATAATAAGTATCCAAGCAGCTAATCTGCTTTTACCAAAGCGTCTTCCCGCACTTACAACCTTAAATCTAGCTTTGCTATTGAATATCTCGAGTTGGGCTGGGTGCAGCTTAACATCGAGTTCTCTAGCCATTAGTACCTAATTTTACCAGTGCTTCATCTTCATCCTTCTCTGATATTATTACACCTTCTTCATAATCTAGAGGTTTCTTCTTATCCTCTTCAATTATTTTTTCTGTAAGACCACCAACATTGATAATAACATTGCCTTTACCCTCTTGTGACCTTAACTCTACTGCCTTAGTTGTCGGTAGGATTCTATCCATACACATTTTAAGACAAGTCCTGTCACCTTCGAGTGCCATACTTATTACTTTCTTGACAATCTCCGGACCTTTTGTAGACATCAACTCTCTACTAAGGGCTGTAAATTTATTGACACTTCCTACTGGTCGTCCCTTTGGGTTCAAAACTACACCCTTTTGTAATATGGGATTTCCTTTGTTTAATCTTCTCTTATCATCTGGTCTCATTTTAAGCTCCTTTAGTTTAACATTAGTAAAGAAGCCTAAGTGATAACAATAATAATTATCTTAAAGAGTTATCTTTGTTACTAGGCTCTTTATCTTTATCTATAGTAATATTATAGCATACTTTTCAGGATAAATCAATCTTTTGAGTGAAATAAAGTTATTCTGGGGATTCTTCCCGCATATTCTAGTTTATATTAGTAAATATAGTTAATAAATACCTTTAGTACCCCAAATTCCCTCGCATTTGCCTATGAGTGTAAATTTAAATTATCCAGAGAACACTGGGGTGTCCCTCCCTATAAGGCTTATCGT